GTTGACAATGTTTACACCGGTTTGTTTTAGTTTGTCTATAAAACCGTCGGTCTCGTCTACGTTGCGGCTTATTGCGTCTTGTACGGCTTGGAACGGGTCAACAAACCGGCGTAGTTTTCCGCCAAGTTCGCTAATTACGCCGCCTAGGCCGCGCTCGTCCATTATTTTTATAAGTCGGTCTACGTAGTCGAGTAGTTGCCCAAGCATTGGTAGCACGCGGTAACCGATGCCTTCTACCATTTCGTCAAAACGTACTTTAAGTATTTGCAAACGGCCTGCGTAAGTGTTGGCGTTAGCGGCTGCTGCGCCACCAAACTGTGTGGTAAGCGCCTCTTGTGCAGCCTTAAAGTCTTTAGTTTTGATTATGTTTTCGTCGAGTGGGATACCCAACTTTTTTAGACTTGTAAAGTTTCCGTCATACGCACGCCCAATAGCCGTGCTGACGGCCGCTAAATCTTTACCGGTTGCTTTTGATGCGTCAATACTGAGAGTTAAAAGGTCTTGCGCCTTGCTGGCATCTTTTGTGAAACGCACCAAACCCGCTAAAGCCGGCCTAAGTTCGTCGTCCGCCACTCCCGTGGCTAATTGTGTCTGGTCTACAAAGTCGGCCATGCTGTCGGCAAGTGCTTGGTTAGGCCCGAGCGTTGCGCGCAGCTGTGTTTCTAAAAGTTTCTGTGACTGCTCATCGGCAATGGCGGCTTTAGAAGCAAGTAGCAAACCGCCAGCCAATGCACTAACCGCGCCGGCAGCAGGAAGCATGGCTTTTTGTAGCAAGAAACCAGACTTAGCGCCGAAACCTTGCAAGCTCTGAAACTCTTTTTTGGCGCTGTCAAAACCTTTGGTGTTCAGGCTTGAAATGATGGGGATATTAATAGCCATGGTTAGCGCGTCCTAGTTTGTACAAGATTACGGTTAACAATAGTCATAACGCGCTCAACTATCTTGCCTACTTCGTCCTCAACGGCGGGCAGCACACTTTCGGCCGCTGGTTGTAGTGCGCGGGGCGCAGCTGCGGGGCCGACGTGCTCGCCTTCAGCCAAAAGATTAGTAACAAACTGGCCGCCGCCTCTGATGCCTGCATGGTCCCAGATAGCGCCGGCAACGTCGCGTTGCTGTAGAACTAGCAACTGGTATTGCGTCGCCTTAAAATCGGCTGTACGGCCGTTAGAGAACCTTACAGTGCGGGCACGCTGACCACGTTTGCCAACCACCGTGCGTATGCCAGCGAGAACACGGGTGCGTGACCAACCCGTGCCGTCGCGGCCTTTAATCATGTTGCCATTAACCATGCGCGAAAGCGGGCTAGCCGTCGGAATAAACGAGCGGGCCGCAGTAACAAGTTTGGTGCCAGCGCCAGACTGAATGTCTTTAGTAATCTGCCGGCGTAAAACGCGGTCAACTTTGTTTATCTCAGCTAGTGCCTCTTGGATACCGTAAACCTTGTAAGACGCGCTAGCGGGCATTTTGTTTACGCTGCCTTTCAAGTACATCTATCACGGTGGCTAAGTCTGGTAACTCAAAGTCTACACTTGGGGGCCACCAGCCCGTGTGTAATAGAAGCTCTGCTAACTGTCGCCGGATAGTTCCGGCACGGTAAAAGTTGCCGGCTCGCTGTCTACTACTTCTAGGTTCTCAATGCTGTTTATGAACGCGTCGAGTGTGGCGGGGACGATAACGCCAGAGCGTTGGCTGGCCTCATAAGCCATAAAGGCTAAGTCTTCCATGCCAACGCCTGAGCCTAGGTCACTGGCGCGACGCTTGAAACGTCGTTCCCACGCAACAATGACGGCGAGGTTAGTGGTTACCTCGTAGGCATCTTCGTTTGTGCGTTGTACTTTTAGCCTTAACTGCATGTCGGGCTACCTTTCGGGTTAGTTGTTATCAGGTTACGTCTACGGTCAGTACTCCACCAGTTATAACGATATCCATGGTGGCAAGTTCGCCTAATGACGCGTTCATAACTGGCAGTGTTTCAAGGTATCCGCCGCTAAGAGTAAAGCCGGGGTTTGTCGAGGTGTATGTACCGGGTACCGTTGGCGCAGCTGGTGAAACAATGATAGTTGCAATTTGTGTACCAACCAATGTTGACAAGGTAATCCAAGATTCGCTTGCTGCGTAGCTTGCGTACATTGTGATAGTCAGCTCGTTGTTTTGCAGGCCAGCGGTATAGACGCGGGCAGTGCCACCAAATGCAGTGGACTCTAAAGCCTCAATGGTCTGGTTAAGTTGCACGCTTGTGCACTGGTCTGACAAGTCAACAGCGCCGAAAAGCACGTTTGGATTGGAGAGATAGGTACTGGTTGCCATGGGGTTTACTCCTCGGGTGTTTCTTCTGCTTCTGTTTTAGCAGATTTTGCGGGCTTAGTGTGTGATTTCTCGACAATGAAACCGCCAGCCAAAAGGTAGGCGACGTCGTGGCCGTCTGTGTTGAAAGGTTCGCCGACGATGCCGACTCTGGGACTGTTTACTACGTACATATTTTCCTAACCGGTTTGGGCCTGCATGGCTATGGTCAAGTCGTAGGCCGGATACTCAGCACCGCCAATAATGGCGATGGTTGGGCGGCCGTCCTGCACACCAACTTTAGCGCCAATAACTTTGGCGGCAAGGTTCATAAGTGACCGTTGCGCGTCTAGGTTGTTTGGGCCAAGAGTGATGCAGCGCACCGGGAACAGCATCTTTACGATGTTAAAGTTAAACGCCTCGAATGTTGGCGCGTCAATAAATACGCATGGCGGCACGAGGTTGCGCGGGTCGTTGACCACTTGAAGCCCGCTAACCGCGCTAAGTGTTGCTACTAGGTCGTCTAGAGCCTCGTTAAAGAGGTCTGTGAAGGTCACTGGCATGCGCTAGGCCACTTGCGGTCTGTCAATGCCAAGCAGTTGTTTAATGACGCCTGAGAGGCCTGTAACGGTTACCGCGCCACCGTCGCCAAAACTGGCGAACGAGTCAATGCTGCCACGCTGTCTATATAACATTCCCCCATATTGGATAGTTCCTAAGGCTACGTCACCACTTGGGACAGTGCTTGGGCTATCTATCCAGCCGGACTCTTGACGTCGGCGAAACGCAAAAGCGTTTGCAGCTGAAGCGCACTGAGTTAAAAATGTTGTATCGGCCACTGTTGCGGTACCAATGCCTAACCAGTCTTCAATGTTCGCAGCTGTAATCCAAGTGCATGTAGGTGCATACGTAAGCGTGCCGGTGGCCGGTCCGCGCTCAACGTCTGCCGCCGTTAAGGCAAACAAGACTTGATTTTGTATCGGCAAGTCATAGTTATAAAGCAGGTCGCCGTATTCGTCTACGCCTAAGAAATAAAACTGCGGGCAAGCATAAACAGTGCGCGTACCGTTGAATGTTGCGTCAACGGCCGCGACTGTGATGCTGTCGCCGGGCTGTACCAGCGCGTTAGTGAGCAGTTGCAAAACGCCGTAGTTATCAACGATTTGCTTATGCGTAATTGAGTAAACCGCCATGGCGGTAGCCCGCCTTTCGGGTTATGCGTTTACGAGCTTGACGAACTTGGTTGCGTCTGCCATGAAGACAGCTGCGTAACCACGGAACGCAATAGTGCGGCCAAGCGTGCTTGGTACGTCCACTGAAATTGCGCCTTTCATCTGCTCGTAAAACTCGAAGCCCGCAGCTGCACCAGCGGCGTGACCAACTACACCAGAAAGTGTGCCGGTCGTGGTTCCGCCAGACATGTTCTTGTCAACCACGAGCGACAAGCCAAGTGGGTTGCCGTTCCATGAAGTAGCAGACTGTGTGCCTGCCGCGTTGTAGCCACCAAGTCCGGGTGCGCCGACAAATGGGAAAACTGGTCGGTTGTCGCCGTCTACGGCCATACCAAGTTTTGCCCATGTCACTGGTGACACGACGTAATGGGTTGGCAAGTAGTTGCTGGTGTTTGAGATTTGGTAAGCGGCACCATACACAGCCTCGACAATGTCTTTGCCTGAGAAACTGGCCAGAGTTTCGGTTTGTGTGGTTTGTGCTACCAACTGGTCTACTGCGTAGTTGTCGGTTGCTTGGCCGTAGGCGATTGCCAACTGCTCAAGAATGATGTTGATTGAAGCGGGGTCTGTCCAGTCAAGGTCTTGTTCTGAAACAGTTACGTAAGTACCAAAAGTTAGTTTGCTTACGTCGTTGTTGGCGACGGTAACAGTTGATGGGTCGAGCGTGTTGAGCTGACCGGTTGGCTGCTGTGTAACTGTTGGACGTACCGTGATTTTTGGACGGCGAAATGTTGCGCCAGCGGTCGGCATCGCTTTTGTCCCGATTGCCGAAACGAACGGCCTAATTGGGTTCAGCGAGTCGTACACACTGCCGGTGATAATTTCGGGCAGGATTCCAGCGGTGTCGGCCGTTGTAATGTCTGGCGCAGCTGCTTTAATGCGTGCGTTCATTTCAGCAAACGTGCTGCTGCCTGCTGCCATTGCTGCGATGTATTCGCTAGGTGATGGCAACTTGAATTGTGGTTTAGCAGTTGCCCACAAAGGCGCTGTAGGTGTTGATGCCTCTACTACTGGTGCTTGGTTTTCCATGACGGGTGACTCCTCTGGGGTTTCTGTAGTTTCTTCTTCGGTTTCGTTCTCGTCGGTGTCGGGTTCCGTCTCTACTGATGTTATATCAGACTGAGCAGCAATTTGGTGGATTTTCGCATCGGCAAATGCTCCTTCAGACACCATTGACAATTCTGACCACAAAGCGGCGGTGACGTGCATAACGCCGTCAACCATTGTCCACTCTGTCGGGGTCGCGCCGACGCTTACCGAGTCAAGCACGCCGTCTTGGGCAAGTGTTAATGCTTCATCGCCAGCGTTAGTGGCTGAGATACGCGCCGCAAACATTACGCCTTCTGGTGTTTCTACGCGTTCGGTAACAATGCCAATGGGCTTTGTCGAGTCGTGGTACTGCATCAGTTTTGGCGCTGGGCCGTCAACTGGCAAACTACCCGGCATAAAAAGCACGTCTAAACCCGTGCTTGTTTTTGCGGCGACGTTATATGGCGCGGCTAAACCGTAAATAGTGCGTTTAGGTGCAGAGCCTTTAGCGGCCTCGACAGTAAAAGAGCTGGGGGTAAACCTAATCATTTGCGTACCTCGGGGTTTCTATTGTTGTTTCTGTTTCTACTTGAGAGTCACCTAAATAGGACTCGCTTAGGTATTCTTCTACGTCAAACTTAACGTAAGTGCCGTGGGGCAGTACGTTGTCACTTGACAAGGTTTCTGAAATGCAGTCAATAAAGGCCTTGGCACCAAATAAGTAAAGGTCGGCGCGCGCGCCTGCGGACGTGGTGTATTGGTAACTGCCTTGGTCAATGCCAGCAAGGTAGTTGGGGATATTGGCGGCGCGGCAGAGTTCGCGGGCTTGGAAGTCGCGGGACTCGACAAGCAACATTTTGTCTGGGGTGGCTGTCGTGGCTTCGTATGTCAAGTACTCGTTTAGTGCTGCCGTTTGGTTTGTCATGCGCGCAGCGTTAAATGCTGCTGCCATGTCGGCTAGCTCTTGGCCGCTTAGAGGCTCGCCACCAACTTGACGCAATACGCCCGCCGGTATGGCCGACTCGGCATTACGTCGTGCGCTGGCCTCTAGTCGTAACGCCGTTGTAATGGCTTCGCTCGACGTGTAAAGCAAACCTTGGACGGGGCTAAGAAACTGAATTAGGTTTTCCGACTCGATAGGCAAACCCGAAAAGTAAACTTGGTTAGAAGGTCCGAACCACACCGGACCAGATTGGTCCTGTGTCGTGACCATGGCGGCCGGTAAACGCTCATAGGAACTAGGGTAACCGTCGGCGGTACGGCTTTTAATGTACCAAAATGCACGGCCGTAGAAAAAAAGGTCGTCAAATGTCCACGACAAAATAAAGTTGTTAGTTACGTTCGGGTCTATACGAGCGAGCCATGCCCGGGGGGCAAGTGGTACTTCTTCCATCTCGTCGCCGTTCCAAATGTCCCGAAACATTTCAAGTTTTAGGCAACCAATGACGCTGGCCATAAGGTCACGAGCGCGGCTAATAGTCGGGACGCGCATAGCAATTTGGCGCATTTCGCCATTGGTGTACGCATAGAAGTTGTTAATTTGGGACGCGCCAGCATTACCGCCAGAGCCATAGCCCACGGCGGCTTTAATCTCGGGGTCTACTGAAGTGCCTACTGCGGCAACTTTGTTACGTCCAAATAAAGCCATGGGTTTATTGTGCCATTCTTTTGTGCGCGAGTTGTGGATAACCTCGCAAATCCCGACGAAATGCGAGGCTGTCCACCAACGAGTGTACTACCTGCTGATAACAAGTAAAGGTTTGCCGGCGGAACTTGGGCGCGACTCTAAAGCGGCGGCCCATACCATGCACCGGGCTAACTCAATAGGTCCCGGACTGCGGGTACTGCTGAGAGCTACCGAGCCTTGGTGTTTAATCATTACGGCGCGCTCGACGTGTTCGGCAAGTAGTTTTTCGCCAGTCTGGCCGATGCGGTTTTCTACGATTAGTGACCGGACGGCAAGAGTCCATTTCAGCAACTCGCGGTAGCCAACAATGGTGCGGCGGCGCTCATGCTTGGGCGGGCAATGGGTTTCTAAGACTGGTGTTATTGCGATGCGCAGCTGCGGGTTACGTTCTACTTCGCGCTCGACACATGCCCACATTTCGGCCATGTTGTCTACGTCAAAAGCGGTAGTTATTACTGTTTTGTTTTCTACGCGCACGGCGCGCACACCCACATAACGTGCCTCGTCTATTGACTGCTCGATAGCGAGCACGCCGCCGGCTGGGACTTCGCCGGTGTAGAGGCAAGCCTCCCATAGACCGTTTTCTAACCAGCCCGAGTGTGAGCTAGTCCACAAGTTGACTGACCCGCGCAGAAACGCGTTGCGGTTTGGGGCCTTGGCTTCAGCCTCAATAACCGACATGTCGAGCGTGTACCCAAGAGCAGGGTTTGCGTAGACCCACGCCTCTGGGGTCATTGGGTCAAGATTGCTAGGCGGGCTGTACTCAGCAAAATACAACGGGCCGTGCTGGCCGGCATCTATGGCTCTTATGCCTTGCTCTCGCCAGCGAAGTAAGGCTTTTGATTCCGGCGTACCTGCTGTGCTGAACATTGCCATGAGAGGGTTTTTTCTTGCGCGCTGGGACGGCAAAAGTCCCTCATCTATTGCGGCCTCAGAAACTGACCACACTTCGTCTACACAAATGAGGTCTGCGCTGTAGCCGTGGCCGGCTTGCGGTGTAGCAGCTCTAACTAGCCAGGTGCTGCCGTCTGGCATCTCGAGGTTCATGCGTCCGTATGACCACGAAATCTTGGCATTGAACTTGGCACCAAGAATGGGTGCAAGGTACTTAAATAGCGCGGTAGACAAGTCGAGTTGGTGGCTGCAAGTTATGACGGTCTGAGGTTTGCCGCGCCCGAAACCTTGAGTTGCTAACCAGCTGCCAACCAACGCTGCCATGGCGGTTGTCTTGCCGGCTTGCCGCGCCACGGAACACAAACCCACGCGGTTTACAAAATTGCCGGCGTCGTTTAGTTCTGTCATGCCGTGCAATATCCGGTACTGCCACGGTTGCAAAGTGACGCCTAAAACCTTTTCTGAGAAATCCCCAATGACGGCAGCGTGCGATAAAGCGCCACTCTTGGTGGTCGTTTCCAGTCTGGGCTGAGCGTGGCCAGTTAGCGCCAGTTCGCTTGTTTCCGCCAAAAATAGAGGATTTAGGACT